CATTAATCGAACAAACAGAATTAAGATTAACTATTGAAAAGGAATTATTAAACCAAAAGATTCAATTAAAAAATGAAGTTGAAGCATTAATATATAAACATATTGAAGAAATAAACATAATAAATAATAAGCTTTCTATATTAAAAAACTATCGCTAATTATGTACTGGACTTCCAAAGAACAAACAGCCTTAGAAACTTGGTACTATTGTAGCAGTGCAACAAGTGCAACAACGAGAAACTATTTATACAATGTAACCTTATACCCTGCATTTTCTAATCTAATTGATAAACTAATTTCAACATTTGGTGGTATTGAAAATGATGAAGAAGATATAAAACAGGATTTACATATACTTATATGGTCGAAGCTTTTACATAAACTTAAACCTGAATATATGAAGGCCAGCAATCAGTATATATATATATGCTGTTGGAACTATGTTTATACTAATCATATCAACAATAAGAAGTTAAATACCATTGATGTAACAGCATACAATGATGAAAGTGATGATTATGTATATAGTTATGTACCTGCAACAGATGATTACAATGCTGATTATAATGCAACTAAAAAGGATAATCAATTACTAATCATTGATGCAATCGATGAGAAAATAAGTAATATAAAAGCATATACAGTTCAAACAATGTACTTAGATTACCTTAAACGTTATTTAATTGTAAATGATTTTAATGCAGAAGGATTTGATAAGTATGTACAAAAGGAAATGAACATAAGCAAAGAAAACTTCACATTAATTAATTCCAAACTAAAAATTAATACAAAAGAATTACGATTACAAAAGATAAAAAAACAATATAAATAATATGAAAACAATAATAGATTTTATAAAAGTATTGATTGGCTTAATGATTTTTATAATTCTTTCGCCACTAATGTTAGTGAAGATTATAATTGATAGAATTTTTATAGATGCTTTGCACTTGGAAACCTTCTTACTTCAATCAATGGTTAAGAAGTAAATTTTAAAATAATGTTGAACGGGATACACTAAGGAAAAAGCAATTTTTGCTTTATATCCCCACAACTGAATTAGGCTTAAGATATCTAAAATTTATACTGCCTTGGGTTAATCACAATAAAAAAAAATAGTATTTATAATAAAATAGTATGGAAAAGTTTAAAAAATTTGATTTAAAAAAAACAGAAACACAACTTAAAAAGATGTGTAAACTATATAATTTGCCACTAACAGCAACAGAATGTATACTTTCAAATATGGAAATTTACAACCAAATGCTAGATGATATTTTTGAAGGTGAAGTAAAGAAGGTTTATTTTTTGCCACAGCTTAATGGTCAGATATTCAACCAACTAAAAGAATTTAAATTAACTCCGCCAAGAAAAGCAATTGAAGTTGAAGAAGAAGAAGATAAATTAACGCTATTGAAAAAGAAATTAAAAACTAATGACTAATAAAGAAATATCTATTCAATATGCCTATGATGTTTTAAACAATACTATACCTTCTTGCATATATGTTAAACAGTCAGCACAGCGATTTTTAGACGATTTAAGCAATGATAAATATTATTATGATGATAGTAAAGTAAATGAAGTTATTGGATTCTTAAATGCCTTGGAATTAACTAATATGCCAACAAAAACTAATTTCTATTTGTCGGATTGGCAAACCTTTATAATTTCAAATGTATATGGTATTATTCAGGTTAAAAATAATTTACGCAAGTATAAAAAAATGTACCTTGAAATTCCCAGAAAAAATGGTAAGTCTTTTTTAATAAATGGTTTAGCAATGTATCACTTAATTATGGAACTTGATTCTGAAATTGTGGTAAGTGCAAATTCTAGGGAACAGGTAAAGAATGTAGATTTCAAGTTAATTAAAATTTTATGCAATCAATTAGACGCAAAGAAAAAGAAATTAAAAAGCTATTATAACCACATAAAATACAATAATAATTCACTCTTTGTAACTGCTTCAGATGCTAAAAAATTAGACGGGTTAAATTGTAGTGTGGTTATCGTTGATGAATTACACGAAGCAAAAGATTCATCAATGTATGATGTTTTAAAAAGTTCACAAGGTCAAAGAATTGAACCATTAATACTAGTTATTACAACAGCTGGTTTTTCAACAGATTCTTTTTGCTATGAAATGCGCAATTATTGTACTACTATTCTTTCAGGTGCTGTTGAAGATTCAACACAATTTTCAATTATATATACACTTGATGTTGATGAAGATTACACAACTGATGAAGCAATGCAAAAAGCTAATCCAAATTTAAATATAAGCGTTGTACCGGACTTTATAAGGGGTGAAGTACAAACGGGAATTAACAATCCAATTGAATCGCACAGCGTAAAAGTAAAGTACTTCAACTTGTGGCTAAACAATAAAACAGTTGAACAAGTATATATTGAGAATGAAGTAATTGAAAAGATAATGAAACCTTTAGATTTTCCAACAAATCAAAATATTTTCGTTGGTCTAGACCTTGGCAGTACTTCAGATTTAACTTCAATTTCTTATATGTGGATAGATGATTATCAGATATATATAAAAAATAAATACTATTTACCAGAAAATTCCATATCAACTAATGTAAATAAAAATAAATACAAGCAATGGTGCACCGATAACTTTATAACACTAACTGCTGGTAATGTTACTGACTATGATTATATACTTGCTGATATTCAAAATGTAGGAAAGAATAATAACATATGTCAAGTTAGTTATGATAGTTGGAATGCAACACAATTTGCAATTAATGCGACAAACGAAGGTTTTTTTCTTGTACCATATTCACAATCTAATTCAAGTATAAACAGGCCAACAAAAGAACTACTTAGACTTGCTCTAAATGGTACAATAATTTTAGATTCAAACCCTGTAACTAAATGGTGTTTTGGGAATGTCGTAATAAAAGAAAATAATGCAGGTAATCTAAGACCTGAAAAAACTAAGTACACAAATAAGATAGATGGAGTTTATGGTATCTTAACCTGTTTGGGGGGGTATTTAAGTTGTCCACAATATTCTGGTGTAGGTGTATATTAATATAAAAAATATAAAATTTAGTATTTATAATAAATAAGCATTCGAGAATTAAAAGATATATATAATGGGAATATTTAGTAAAAAGGAAAAAGTAGAAAAAAGAAATTATTTTGAATATGATACAAACTATAATCCTGTAAAAGGGATATTAAAATATATCACTGGTAGTGCATATTCGCCAAGTAAGGCAATGAAATTGAGTGCTGTAAATCGTTGTGTTACTCTAATTTCTGAAAGTATTTCTTCAATGCCTTTACTACCATATGCATATAAAGGTGATTGGAAATATTTAAATACAACAACCAATTTATATAATCTTTTAAACGTGCAGCCAAATGCAATTATGAGTAGAAATACTTTTTTTAAACAAATTGTTGTTAATCTTCTATTGAACGGCAATGCATATATATTAATAGATAGAGATTTAACAGGTGTTGTTGTGGGTTTATATCTAGTAAATGCAGTTTCCACAACAGTTAGAGTAATGGACAATGAAGTAATATATAATATAAACGGCAAAGATTTTGACAGCACACAAGTAATCCATATTATAAATAATTCATATGATGGAATTAATGGTCTAAGTACTATCAGTTATGCAAGCGATACACTTGCACTTGGATATGCTGAAAATTTACATAGTTCAAATTTTTTTAAGAATGGTGGTGTTTCAGGTTTGCTAACACCAAATACAGGTGTACAACTTGGCACAAATAGGGCGCAAGAAGCTAAAACAGCTTGGCAAACTACCCTAAATACAGATGGAAGCAATAGTATAATTGCCTTAGATAGTTCAATGCATTACCAGCCAATACAAGTTAGTAACCGTGATGCAATGCTTATTGAAAGTAAACAATTAACTGTTAGAGATATTGCACGTTTTTTTGGTGTTCCTATTAGTTTATTAATGTTAGATTCAACATACAGCAGTGCAGAACAAGAACAAGTTTCATTTTTAAATTCTTTAAATCCATTGATTCAAAAGATTGAAAACGAATTTTTTAGAAAATTATATATGCCTAATGAATGGGATTCAAACGATTTATTTTTTGATATCGAAGCACTTTATAAAACAGATTTAACAGCACGTGCAGATTATTACACTAAAATGTTTGCAATTGGTGGTTATACTCCAAATGAAATTAGGGAAAAACTAAATGCTAAATTTCCTGCAACAGGTGGAAACAGGGTATTTATAAATGTACAGGTTCAACCGTTGGACAATTTAATTAGTGAAATGAATACAACTAAACCAACTGTTGATAATAAAATTAAACAAGTCAATTAAAATTTAAATATTATGGAAGAAATAGAAAAAAGAGAATTTAAAGTACAAGTAAGAAGTGCAGAAGATTTAGATTCAAGAACTATAGAAGGTGTTGCAATTTCGTTTAATACTGAATCAAGGGATTTAGGCGGGTTTGTTGAGGTAATTAAACCAGAAGCATTTACAAATGAAGATATAAAAAGGTTTGATATACGTTTAATTGCTTATCATAATTCAATTTATATGCCTTTAGCAAGGTCGAATAAAGGAAATGGTTCACTAAAAATTGAAGTTAAAGAAGATGGAGTTCATTTTTCAGCAGATATGAAAACAACTGCTATTGGTGAAGAAGTACTTCAATCGGTTAGAAATCAAGATATAACAGCAATGTCATTTGCGTTTATAGCAGAATCGCAACAATGGAGCAAAAGAAGTGAAGGTAATTATTTGAGAACTATAACTAAATTTAAAAATGTTAAAGAATTTTCTTTAGTTGATGAACCAGCATATGAAGCAACTTCAATTAGTGCACGTGCATTTGATGAATTTAAAGAAAGCGAAATAAGGGAAAATGCAGATTTGGAAAAAGCAAAAGCGGATGAACTAGCAAAACAAAAAGCTGATGAAGATAAAAAATATTGGGGTAAATATGAAGACTTGATAACGAAGTATAAAAATCTAAATTAAGAGTGAAATAAAAATAAAAGATAATAGTATTTATAATAAATAAACAATATGAAATATACAGAAGCAATAGAAAAAAGAAATGCACTTGTTGCAGAAATGGAAGAAGTGATTAATTCAGTTAAAACAGAAGAAAGAAAACTATCAAAAGTTGAAGATAATGAAGTTATAAAGCTTCAAAAAGCAATCGATGAACTTGATGTTGAAATTACTTCAAAAAGAAATTTAGAAAATAAAAATAATAGTAACACAAATAAATTAAATACAAATATGAATAAGAATTTCAATATTTTAAAATCAATTCGTGATATCGTTGAAGGCCGTGCAATGAGTGAAGAAACACTTGCAATGAATGAAATTGGTGCTACAGAATTTAAAAAATCAAACTTGGATTACAGAGGACAAATCCAATTGCCAATGGAATTTCGTGGTGATATTTTAGCTTCAACTGGTTCTGGTTCTGGACAAGAAGCAATTATGGAAGATAAATGGTCTTTGATGGGTGCACTTCGTAACAATAGCGTACTTGTGAAAGCTGGTGCACTTTATGTTGGTGGTCTTAAAGGTGATGTTTCAATTCCTGTTTATGCAGGTTCAAACGTGGCTTGGAAAACAGAAGTACAGGCAGCAGCAGAAGGTGCTGGAGCATTCAGTGAAATTACGTTAACTGCAAAACGTTTAACAGGTTATATTGATGTTAGTAAATCATTCTTGAACCAAGACAGTGTGCAAGCTGAACAGATGTTAATGACTGATTTAAACAATGCAATTATAGAAAAACTTGAAAGTACTATTCTTGGTGCAACTTCTGGAAATACTGCACAACCTGCTGGTATCTTTTATGGTGCAACATATACTGCTGCATTAACTGGTGCAACTTCACAAGCTAAAGTAATTGGTATGGAAGTAGCTGTTGAAACTGCAAATGCACTTAGTGGCAAACTTGCTTATATAGTACACCCTACAGTTAAAGGTGTTATGAAATCAACTGCAAAAGGTACAAGTGGTATTATGATTCTTGAAAATGGTGAATGCAATGGATATCCAGTACTTTCAACAAATGCTTTGCCAACTGTAAAGAGTTCATATAAGGCAACAGCTTTTGGTAATTGGAATGATTTAGTAATCGGTAGTTGGAGTGGCGTTGATATTCTTGTAGACCCTTATACCCAAAGTATAAACGGAAAAGTAAGAATTGTAATTAGTGCATATTTTGATGCTAAACCAAGACGCACAGCAAGTTTTAGTTTAAATTATTTATCTTAATCTTAATTGATTTTATAAAATATAAAACACCTTCACTAGTTGAAGGTGTTTTTTTTATGCTTTTTTTTAGTATTTATAACAAAGACTTTATAAATGGCAACATACAGCATTGATATATTAACAGGATTACCGTATTTAATTACTTCTGATTCTGGCACAACCTACCAAGAACCACAAGCAATACCAACCAATGCTGTTTATGGAATTGATGTAATTACTAATGAAGGTTATATAACCACTAGTTTAACT